TGACTTCGCAGAATCAGAGGCTCGCGGACTTGACGCTGCTGAACTATCAAAGATCAACGCAATCGAAGTTGACATCTCAAAAGCTGACGAGACTATCACTGCTGCAACACGCAGCGAGTCACGCGCCGTAGAAGCATCCGTAGCTGCCAAAGGATTTATCCCTTCGGTATCTGAGGAACGTTCTTCGTCTGACATCTTCCGCTCACTTGCGCTAGGTGAGCAGCGTGGACACACCTTTGAAAGGCGTGCAGTTCTAGCGCCATCTGCAAACACAGTACCAAAGTCGTTCTACGACGAAGTGTTTGACGTTGCTCGCGCAGTAGGACCAATGCTAGAGGTTCCACAAATCATCCAGACTACTTCTGGTGAGGACCTAACTATCCCAACCCTATCTGCTTACTCTGCAATGACCCTAAAGGGCGCAGGAGCGCAGCTTGACGATGTTGAGCCTACCTACGCAAGCATCACGCTACAATCGTTTAAATATGGTGGCATTATCCAGGCCGCAAACGAACTAGTATCCGACGCAGGCTTCGACTTGGGCGCACACTTGGCTCAGCAAGCTGGTAACGGAATGGGTTACGCAGTCAACGAAGCACTAACCGTTGGAACTGGTTCTTCACAGCCAAACGGTATCGTTACCGCTTCTGGCGCTGGTGTAACAGGAGCTACCGGTGAAGACGGTGCGTTTACCGCTGACAACTTGATTGACCTTATTTACTCGGTTGACGCGGCTACGAGGCGCAAGCCAAGCTTTGCCACGATGATGAACACCAAGTCAATCGGTGAGGCTCGTAAGCTAAAGGACACCGCTGGAAACTACCTTTACAACATCTCTCAGGTAGGACCCGGAGGTCAGGACACGTTTGCTGGCTTCAACGTACTAGAGAACCCACACATGGCAGACTCCGCTATTGATGCAAAGTCTGTTATCGCCGGCTCCATAGACAGCTACAAGGTTCGCCTTGCAGGTGGACTAGACGTTGCATCCTCAACCGAGTTCGCGTTCCAGAACGACCTAACCACTTGGCGCTTCTTGCTACGTGTTGACGGCGACCTGACCAACAGCTCAGAAATCAAGCACTTCGTTGGCGGCGCAAGCTAATCTGACGAACTAGATCAAGGCCCTCATAGTTATAGGTTGCTATGGGGGCTTTGTCTTGCTTGGCGCATGGAGGTAAACTAGACACATGGCAATTACTGACGGCTACACCACTCTTGCAGAAGTAAAGTCAATCCTTCGCATCACTGACGATGTGGACGATGCGTTGCTAGAAACCTGCGTAGAGGCTGCCTCACGCCAAATAGAAACTCATTGCGAGCGCGTATTCCTGCCGACTACTGCAACAAGAGTCTTTACACCAGATGGTAGCTATGTGGTATCAATAGACGACCTTTCTGAACTTACAACTTTTAAAACATCTTCTGCTGCCGATGGAAACTTCAACATAACCTGGCAGTCAACAGATCTTCAGTTAGAACCACTCAACGGGCTAACCGGCAGCTCCTACAGCCCCTTTACCAGAGTAAGAGCTATCGGCGATTACGTGTTCCCAACAATAGGTAAAGAAGCGACAGTCCAAATAACAGGAGTGTTCGGTTACGGAACCTCTATCCCAGTAGATGTAAAGCAAGCTTGCAACCTTCTCGCAATTCGTCAGTTCAAGCGCTACGACAGCCCCCTGGGAGTCGCAGGGTTCGGTGACATAGGTATCATTAGGGTTAGCCGTGTTGACCCTGACATTGAGGCGCTGCTAGGGCCTTACCGCAAGATGCGGATGGCCTAATGGCAGATCTGACCACTATAAGAGTGCGCTTAGCTAATAACCTAGCGACGATCCCTGGGCTTCGGTCAGCGGCTGAGATTCCTGACAACCCTACCCCGCCAATCGGTGTTATCAACCTAGAGAGTGTTGATTACGATGGCGCTATGCAGGGCGGTCTAACCACATACAGTTTCGTTGTGACAGTGATCGTTGGGCGAGCAGCCGAGCGTGAGATGCAGCGGAAGTTAGATTCCTATTGCCAGCCCACAGGAAACCAGTCTGTGAAACTTGCGATAGAATCAGATAAGACGCTTTCTGGCGAGGTGTACGATCTACGGGTCGAGCGCTCAAGTGGAATGGGTTCTATAACCATCAACGATCAGAACTATCTGGCGGCTGAATTCACAGTCACCGTCTTGGCATAAAAGGAGAAATAAAATGGCAAAATTCGTAGTAACCGCAACCACAGTAACAATGGGTGGTGAAGATATCTCAACTGCTTGCGCCCGCGCAGAGTTGGTTATTAACGCAGCGGAAGTTGAGACAACGGACTTTGGTTCTGGCGGGTTCACTGAGGTTATCGGTGGGCTTAAGTCTGGAACCCTATCGCTCGACTTTCACCAGGACTTCGGCGTAGACGCTGTATCCACGCTGTTTCTAGATACAGTAGGAACTGTAGTGGTCTTTACACTAGTAGCAGGCAACGGAACAGCAGCCGGCACGGACACGCCTCTTTACACGGTGTCAGCGTTGATTACAAGCTTCACACCCGTGTCGGGGGCAGTGGGCGATTTGGGAACATTTTCCGTATCGTTTCCAACCACCGGTGCCATCACTTACGCTACATCATAAGCAAAGGAAAGTAAAATGCGATTCAACCTATTGATCAAATTCGTAGATGAAACCGAAAAGCTAATCACGGCCAGCACTGCTGACCTAGTTGCCTTTGAGGACAAGTTCAACATTTCAGTCGGAAAGCTTGCCTCTGAGCAGCGCCTAGGACACTTGCTGTTCCTAGCGTGGCACTCAGAGCAGCGCACAAAGTCTACAAAGCTTGGCTATGATGAATGGCTAGACACTGTAGAAGGCGTCGGTGAAAGCGAGTCAGACCCAAAATAAAGGGTCTTGGCGAAAGCTCTGCTCACTGGTATATCGCAGGTATAGCAGTTGAAACAGGCATCTCGCCAAGAGAGCTTATGCAGCTAGACGATCGGATGCTGTGGACAATGTACCGCTGGATGGTTGCAAAGAACACTCCTAAGAAATAAGGAAGCCCCCTCTCCGGAGGGGGTCTTTCTGTTTACGATAGAATTGACCTATAGATAGGTGGTTTACTCTTGGTAGCTCCGTTGACAGGTGTACTTGGCAAGCTTTTCGCCAGCGGTGCGCGTACGGGCTTTGCAAGCACTGCAAACAACGGCGACTTTAATGCAGCCAGCCTGCTTGATTCAAACGGCAACAAGGCAGTACTAGAGCTAAACGATCTAAAGGCATTAGAACGCCAACTGCTGACTCTTGGACCAGAGATGCTTAGAGAGTTCAAAAAGCAAGCAAAGAAGCTTGGTAACCCTGCTGCACAAGCTGTTAGGTATGGCTTCAAGTCTGCGGGAACATTCGGTCCGCTTGGAGGACCAAAGAACAAAGCTGGTCGCACAGGTCGCACCTACGACAGAATGTACACACAAAACGGCAGACTCTCTTGGATGAAATCAAAAGGTATGAGAACTGCGGTTGATGTCAACTACAAGAACAGAAAACAAGGGAAGGCTCTTGCGGATCTACGGGCAGCTAGAGACGGCACTGTATCTATTGTGCGCGTAAGAGTAAGAGCGCCAGCATTTGTGATTGCAGACATGGCGGGCAAGAGCGGTAAGTCCTCAAAGCCTAATGGGATGTTGTCAAGAGAATACACAATCAACAGATACGGCAAAGGCATAAAAAGCAACCAAACCCACCGAATAAGTGCCAGTAACGTAAGGAACTGGATAGAGTCTCTTGACAAAGGTAAAAACAGCTCTGGCGAGCCTTCTCGCTACGCCTACCCAGCACTAGAAAAGCACAGCCCTAAGTTCAAAGCAAATACTACAAAACTTCTGCGATCAACTATAAATACTTTAAATAGGAGGCTTGAGAGCTAATGGCACTTGCACCCATCATTATGCCGATTGTTTCAATCTTCAAGTCGGCAGGAGTCAAATCAGCACAAGGCGCAGTTCAAGGACTTAGCAAGAACTTTGGTTCTCTAGCTGGGCAGCTAGGTAAGGCAGCAGGAGCATTTGCAGCTTTTCAAGGCGTAGCAAGCGCAAGACAGTTCACAATAGATTCGGTCAACGCCACTCAGCAGTTTGAGCGTAACCTGCTTGCATTGCAGCAGACATTTGAAACTGCCACGCCTGGAATCATGCGTTTTACCAAAGAGGTAGAGAACTACGGAGTTTCTCAGCAGCAGGCAGCCAAGGCCTCGGTATTTCTCGGTTCAGTACTAAAGCAGTATGGATTCAATGTAAACGAGTCAGCAGCAGAAACAGAAAGGCTTGTAACACTCGCTCAGGATCTTGCAACCACTTATGGCTATGAACTTTCAGACGCGCTACTAGCTATCACCGCTCTGTTCCGAGGTGAGTATGACCCCATCGAGAAGTTCGGTGTGGCCATGAAGCAAAACGAGATTAACGCGTATCTTGCTGCCCAGGGCCTCGGTGAACTAACCGGAGCCGAGCGTGCAAACGCTGAAGCAACAGCGCGACTAACACTCTTGTTTGAAAGAGCTGGGGATTCAGTCGGAGCCTTTGAGCGTGCCTCAGACACCCTGTACGGCTCACAGCAGAGACTAAACGCAGTCATGGGCAATCTACAGGTTGCGTTCGGTGAAGCCTTCCAGCGACCTCTGGCGCAGGTAAATGACGCACTTACAATAGTTGCAGAAGACGGCACAGAGAACCTTGTAGACATATCTAAAGCGCTTGCTGGAGTTATAGAAGGACTTGTTCCTCTAGTTGAAAGCCTTGGCGGTGCGCTTCTCGGTTTTCTTGGTCCGATGGAACAAGTTATTGCCATTGCAGGGGGAGTGGCTACAGGACTCGCAAAACTAATAGATCCGCTGCTACAACTCATAGATGGCGCTGGCGACGACGCAAACATTATCCTTGACGCCATTGGACAAAAGTTTATTGAGATTGATACCTCAATGAAGGAAAATGAAGGCTTCAAGTCGTTTATGAAGCGCATGAAGGACAGTATGGTCCTAGCTGATTTATTGAACTTTGCAGAGGTTAGAAGGGGCATCAGGTCAATACAGAGCAATACTAAGCTCAAAGAATCTCAGACCTTTAGTGGAGTGCAAGCCACAGAAGCGCGACGTGATGCAGTCCTAGTAGAAACCCTCGCCATTAGAGCAGAAGCAATGGCTCTTGCTGTCGCTGAAGCCACCCGACAAACAGCCAATTATGGAAACTCGCTAAAGAACCTTGGTTTTGATGCCGAGGACGCAGAAGGCAACCTAATCGGACTAGCAGGGGTATTTGCCGAGATTGACTCAGCTGCTAGACAGAGCCAGGCTTCCGAGGCGCTAGACGACATTGGCTTCTCAGCAGAGCAGATTGAAAACATCCTAACAAGGCCTGACTGGGAAACTATCTTTACAGACATTGCTCGCTTGGCATACATGGCATCAGCCGCAGTAGGTGACGCTCTATTCAGTGGTGAGTATATGTCTCTGACTGGCGCTGCTGGTCACTTTGAGTCTAAACGACTTCTTGAAGAAACCCTTAGAGAAGCCTTTGGCGGAACTAGTAAGAAAACAGGAGCCGGCAGCCCAGCCGCTATTGCAAAAGATACTGTAAAAGACTTTTTTGACTCCTTGCAAGACGAAATCATGCAACAGAGTGCAAGGCTGCAACTTGAGGAACTAGGCGCTTCTGATGGACTAATTGGCATGATCCTCGGTCAAGAGGATTGGCTAAAAGTCTGGATAAAAATAAAGCAAGGCGTTATTGTTCTTGACGACCTGCAAGACTCGTTCAACAGAACTGCCGCTGGCGCTGCTGAACTAGCCGCAACTGCTGCTGCCTGGGATGCCTATAAAGAGGCAATTCAGTCAATAAAAGACGAACTTAAAGAAACAATCAAGGGCATCAATGAGCAAGCCGATGCGCTAAAGCTAAGCTTCTCTGACCTCTTACTAGCATTTGATGTACTGCCTACTATTGCCGTAGACCTTGGGCGCTTTGAAACCGCTGCCGTATCGCACTTGGCTTCTATTGATCAAGCACTACAAGCTGCGTTCCGTAACGGCAATCTGTTTGAGGACGGCTACCGCGAGCTACAGAAGTTTGCTCAGCAGGAACTAAAGGTCTTGCAGGCGGTACAACGCCAACGCGACGACATGGCAAACCGGTACTCTTTGTCACAAGCGCTGATAGATGAGTACAAGACGGCCCTGACGGGGGCTATGAGCCTCACAAGTATCTTTGGGCAACTAAAGGACGAAACAGAAACTAGGACCATCACAGAGGTCACCAGAAGCGTTGTGAGCCTCGCTGGGAGCCTAAGAGCCTTCAATATTGTAGTTACTCGCGATTACGAAGAAACCATCCAGAAGGTCCAGGACAAGACCGCAGGGCTTCTTGACGGCTTTAGGAACATGGCGAGCAAAGCTAGAGACTTTGCTGCAAACCTCAGAACACTTCGCGACATGGGGCTTGACCCGCAGCTATTTAACCAGCTAGTTCAGTCTGGCGTAGAAGCAGGTGGACAGACAGCTCAAGCGCTTGTAGATGGCGGGTCAAAGACTGTAGGCGAGATAAGTACAATCTTTGCTGAGATAAACCAGCTCGGTGCAGATCTTGGAGAAGAAGTAGCCACAACGCTATACGGCACTGGCATTGACTTGGTTGACGGTCTTATACAAGGCATCATGTCTGAGCAGGAGAAGCTGGAAACCGCAGCTTACGCAATGGCAGAAGCTTTCAACAAAGCTTTTCAGTCAACATTAGCCACTGAAGTAGGCAAGGTCACTAACTCACGCAGGGACCAAGCAATCGCTGATG